TGCCTCTTACGGAACCTTTTCTACCGGAATTAACATCAGAAATTTGCATAACGTTATCTTCGCTTCCCCATCAAAATCAAGGATAAGAAATCTTCAATCCATTGGTAGAGTTCTTAGGAAAGGGAACAACAAAACAAAAGCCACTTTATATGATATTGCTGATGACATTAGTTATAAATCAAGGAAAAATTATACCTTGAACCATTTAATTGAACGAATTAAAGTATATAATGAAGAAAACTTTAATTATGATATTGTAAACATACCACTAAAAAAATAATGGGAGACGAGTTTCATAGTGTTATAAAATTAGTTACAGGTGAAGAGATCTTTGCCTTGGTTTCTGTTGATGATAACGATGGAGAACCTATTATTTTAATGCAAACTCCTGTTATTATGCAAATAAAGAGTAATCATATTGGACAATATGTTAAAATTAGACCATGGCTAACAGTCCCTACCGATGATCTTTATGTTTTAAATTATGATAAAGTTGTTACAATGACAGAAGTTACCGATGAACAAACTATTGAATTTTATACTAGATATCTTGAAAATGATGATGTAGATATAGAATTAGATGGTAAAGTTAAAATTAATGAAAAGATGGGATTTATAACAACAGTAGATGAAGCTAGAAAGCATCTTGAAGGGTTATATAATCTACCTACTAAGGATACTAAAGAAAGCTAATCTCTCTCATCAACCCTCACAAAGGTTATTCTACTGGTATATTGGAAACTTGTCAAGTCCTTAAAGTATGCTATAATATAGATAACAAATAATTAGACGAAGAGAAACTATGCTATGGCAAAAAAGAAGTCAGAACATTATGTAAATAACAAAGAACTGCTGGAAGCATTAATTGTTTATAGAGAAAAGGTTGCCGAAGCAAAAGAAAATGGGACAACAAAACCACGTATTACTAATTATCTTGGGGAGTGTTTTTTAAAGATTGCCACACACTTATCATATAAACCAAACTTTGTGAATTACATGTTCAGAGATGATATGATTTCTGATGGTATTGAGAATTGTGTGCAGTATATTCATAACTTTGATCCAGAGAAATCTAGAAACCCATTTGCATATTTCACTCAGATCATACATTATGCTTTTTTACGTAGAATTCAAAAGGAAAAGAAGCAGTTAGAAATTAAGACTAAGATTATTGAAAGAACTGGATTTGATGAAGTTATGATGGTTGATGACACTGCTCTTGCTGGCAGTAGTTCTGAATATAACTCAATTAAAGATAATATTCAATATAAGACTAGTAGAAACTAGATGAAAGTTGCTATTATTACCGATCAGCATTTTGGTGCTCGTAAGGGATCCAAGAATCTGCATGATTATTTTGGACAATTTTATAATGATGTATTTTTTCCATATTTGGAGGAAAATAAGATTACTACGGTAGTCGATATGGGAGATACATTTGATAATCGCAGATCTATGGATCTTTGGTCTCTAAAATGGGCAAAGGAGAAATATTTTGATAGACTTAGAGATTTGGGGATAAAGGTACATACAATCGTTGGAAACCATACTGCATATTATAAAGATACAAATAATATTAACTCTATTGAATTATTTTTAAATGAATATCAGAATATAACTGTATATTCGGAAGCAGCAGAGATTAAATTAGATAAATTAAAGATTCTTCTTTTACCTTGGATTAATTCTGAGAACTACGAAAACACTTCTAATATGGTTAAGAAGAGTAGAAGTAAGATTGTTATGGGTCATCTTGAATTGAACGGATTCAGGGCAACTCGTGGGCATATGATGGAGAATGGTATGAGTGTTGATATATTTGATAAATTTGATAAGGTTTATTCTGGTCATTTTCATACTAGATCTAATAATGGAAAAATTTATTATCTAGGTAATCCATATGAGATGTTTTGGAATGATGTAAATGATCCAAGAGGATTTACTATTTTTGATACAGTAACTCTTGAGCATTTTCATGTTGACAATCCATATCAACTTTTCTATAATATCTATTATGAAGATACTAATTATAAGTTATTCAATGCAACAGGATATAAGAATAAGATAGTAAAACTTATAGTCAAGAAGAAAACCAATCAGAAACAATTTGAAAAGTTTATAGATAAATTATATTCTGCTGGTATTCATGAACTGAAAATTATTGAAAATTTTGCAATTCAAGAAAATGAAGAATTTGAAGCTGAGGAAACTGAAAATACTATTAATATTTTGAATCGTTATATTGATGAATCTGAATTTGAAGGTGATAAAACTGTTATTAAAGGAATTCTTCAACAAATCTATGCAGAGGCTTGCGAGGTAGAGTAATGTTTCTTCTAACTATGAAAGATAGCCCTAATGATGGTGCATATGCTGTTCAGGACAGATATGGTGAAAAGGTCTTATTTTTATTTCAAGAAGAGGATGATGCTGTAAGATATGCTTTGCAATTGGAAGAACAAGAAGATTCTGAGATGGATATTATTGAAGTTGATGATATGATGGCAATAGTAACTTGCAAAAAACATCATTATAAGTATTCGGTGATTACACCTAATGACATTGTTATTCCTCCCAGAATTGAAACTAAATGATCACATTTGAAAAAATTAGATGGAAGAATTTTCTTTCGACTGGTAATCACTTTACCGAAGTTAATTTTCAGCAAAAAAATACTAATTTAATTATCGGTACTAATGGTGCAGGTAAATCGACAGTTCTTGATGCATTAACTTTTAGTTTATTTAATAAACCGTTTAGGAAGATTAATAAACCACAATTAATTAATACTACCAATGAGAAGGATTGTCTTGTTGAGGTTGAATTTTCAATTAATAGTAGGGATTATATTGTTAGAAGGGGTATAAAACCAAATATATTTGAGATATCTGTTAATGGAACTGCAATGCATAGGGAGGCAGATGATCGTGCAATGCAGAAAATTCTTGAAGAAAATATTTTAAAGGTAAATTATAAGTCTTTTACTCAACTTGTAATCTTGGGTAGTAGTACTTTTGTGCCATTTATGCAGTTGAGTAGTCCTAATCGTAGGGAGGTTATTGAGGATTTATTGGACATTAGAATATTTTCTGCAATGAATAATCTTCTTAAAGATCGAATGAGATCAAAGAGAGATCAGATTAAAACTTTGGAGACAAATAAGAGTAATACAAAAGAAAAACTCTTAATGCAAGAGAATTTTATTAGGGAATTAGAAGAGCAGGGGAAGGAGAATATACAGGATAAAGAGGGTAGAATTAAAGTATTATCTGTCGAAGCAGATACTCATTTGGAACATAACCAGTTATTAGAATCAAATGTATCTGAGTTAATTGAGCAGCAACAGGATGTTACTGGTGCGGGTGAGAAGTTAGTGAAACTTAATAATCTTAAGGGTAAAATATCCAATAAAGTATCAACAATTACTAAGGAACATAAGTTTTTCACGGAGAATGTAACATGCCCTACATGTACTCAGGATATAGAAGAAGACTTTCGTGTAAATAGAATTGCTGATGTTCAAACTAAAGCAAAGGAGTTGCAATCTGGTTATAAAGAACTAGAAGAAGCAATTCAAAAAGAAAAGGATCGAGAACATCAATTCAACTCAATATCTAAGGAGATTACTAAACTCAACAATGGCATTTCTCAAAACAATACTCGCATCTCTGGCTGCCAACGACAGGTCAGGGATCTGGAATCGGAAATTCAGAGACTTACCGACCAACTTGCAAACAGAAATACTGAGCATGACAAATTAGTTGAGTTTAAAGCAGATCTCAAAAAAACATTCGAAGAATTAGCAACAGAAAGAGAAGATCTTACCAACCATGATTTTGCCTATTCCTTACTTAAGGATGATGGTGTAAAGACTAAAATCATTAGAAAATATCTTCCCTTTATTAATCAGCAGGTAAACAGATACTTGCAGTTGATGGATTTTTATATTAATTTTCAGTTGGATGAAGAATTCAACGAAACTGTTCAATCACCTATTCATGAGCGATTTTCTTATTCATCGTTTAGTGAAGGTGAGAAAATGAGAATTGATTTAGCATTACTCTTTACATGGAGAGAAGTTGCAAGAGTTAAGAATTCTGTCAATACTAATTTATTGATTATGGATGAGGTATTTGATAGTTCTCTTGATGGATTTGGTACTGATGAGTTCCTTAAAATCATTCGTTTTATAATTAAAGATGCAAACATCTTTGTAATATCCCATAAAACAGACCTGCATGACAAATTTGAAAGTGTCATACAGTTCGACAAAGTTAAGGGATTTTCACGTATGATACTCAAAGAGGATATGGGACGATGAAAGTACCAAACTGGATTCATCACTCTAAGAAGGATCCAAAACGAAAACTTAAACCGCAAGCACTACGTGCAGCGAAGGCAAGAAGAAGAGCACTCCTGAAAAAACTCAGGGGTGCTTCTTTTTTATAAATATCTAAAAAGTCTTAATACCAATGAAAAGTTATAATCAATATAGGGGTGATCTCGTTGAAAGATACCAAAAAGAATGGGATAGTATTGATGAAGAAACTCAGAATGAGATTTTAGAAGTAATTAAACATGAAGATGGTGAGACATTAGATGAATGGGTTGGTAAGATAGCAAAAGCTGTTGGTAGATTACCTGGTATTAGAACTGCTGTTGGATTAGGTATGGCAGGTTATAGGGCATCTAAGGGTGATTGGACTGGTGCTGGTCTTTCCTTAGGATCTGCAATTCCAGGACCTGTTGGTTGGGGATTTGTTGGTGCTGATATTGCCAGAGATGTGGCAAAAGGTGGTGGACCTAAAGGTGCTGTACAGAGAAGGACAGGAACAACACCTGGACAAACTGGAAATACAGGAACACCTGGACAAACTGGTACACCTACTAAAAAGGCACCAGCAGTAAAACTTAATTTCAAGATGCCTAAGAATTTTGATACTAAGAAAACTTACGGAAAATCAACAACAGATGCTTGGAGTCCAAATTATAAACCCCAATCAAAAACTGATAGAACAAGAAGCCAAGTTAGATCTGATGATGCAAGGGCAGTTTCCGATTATGCTAGAAATGTTAGAAGGAGATTATCTACATCTAGTCAATCTTCTCATCGTGGGGTAAGGTAGAGACACTTTTTAAACTGGACACTAGGGGGTACATACCCCCTTTTTTATTGGTATACTATGTTCATAATCAAAAGAATCGATGCCAGTAAGACACGAAATCAAATCCCAACTTGCTAAACTTCTGGCTACGGAAGATCTTATTGTTGAGAATAAGAATGTAGAAACTGCTCAATTTAATGTTCATACACGTGTGTTACTACTTCCTCTCTGGGAGAAGGCAAGTAACAATGTATATGATATGTTAGTAGGTCATGAAGTAGGACATGCACTATATACCCCTGATGAATGGGATTGGTTAAGTAGAATACCTCAAAATTTTGTTAATGTAGTTGAGGATGCCCGTATTGAGAAATTGATGAAGCGTAGGTATCCAGGTCTTGCTAAAACGTTCTATACAGGATATAATGAATTACATGATAGAGATTTCTTTAAAGTAAATGGTGAAGATCTTAATAGTTTTAATCTTGCTGATAGGGCTAATTTATACTACAAGATTGGTTCGTTCCTTCCTATATCTTTTTCAATTACTGAAAAACCGATTATCGATTTAATTAATGACTGTGAAACGTTTGAAGACACCTTATCCGCAGCAGAAGCGTTATATAATTTCTGCAAGCAGGAACATAAAAGCAGAGAACAAGGAGAACAAGATTCTGAACAAGATCTTGAAACTGATGGCGATAGTGGTGATGACCTCACTGCTGATAATATGTCTTCCCTTCCTGACTCTGATGGCAGTGATACTATGGAAGGTGGGTCTGATAGCGATGCTTCTGATATTAGGAGTGGTACTACTGGGACTGATTTAAAGCAAGGTGGTACTGATCCTAATTTTAATGATGAACCAGAAGTAGAGACTGCTGATAATTTAGATGATGCTATTAGAGATTTAGTTGATAATCGTAATAATGTAGAGAGTACTTATGTTGAATTGCCTGAGGTTGATTTAAAGAATATTATTATAGATAATGATCATATTCATAATAATATTAGGCAAGATTTTGCATTACAGCAAGAAGAATGGAATCAAAAAGATCGTGTTGAGATTTTTGGACATGGGTTATTTGAAGAAACAGATGAAAATTATATAAAGTTTAAGAGATCAGCACAGAAAGAAGTTAGTTACTTAGTTAAAGAGTTTGAGTGTAAGAAGTCTGCTGATGCATATGCACGTGCAACTACTGCTAGAACTGGTGTTTTAGATACTTCTAAATTACATACGTATAAGTTTAATGAGGATATTTTCAAGAAGGTTAATATTATTCCTGATGGTAAGAATCATGGATTAGTATTTGTTCTTGATTGGTCTGGATCAATGGCTTCTGTAATGTCAGATACTATTAAGCAACTTTATAATCTATTATGGTTTTGTAAAAAAGTTAATATTCCATTTGAGGTTTATGCGTTTACTCATTCACATCCTCCTATGGAATCTAATGAATATCATAAGATATCTCATGAAAGGCAAGAAGGGATTGTTCTTATTGAAGAGAATTTTTCAATGATGAATTTGTTCACAAGTAAGGTGAATGTAAAGCAATTAGAGGAACAAATGAGGAATATTTTTCGTTTAGCTGCTGCATTTGATCGTAATTGGTATTGTCCATTTAATATTCCTATTGGAATGAATCTTTCTGGAACGCCTTTAAATGAAGCTATTGTTTCTTTACATCAAATTCTTCCAAAGTTTAAAAAGGATAATGGGATACAAAAAGTTCAGTGTATAATCCTTACAGATGGTGAAGCTGCACCTTTAAGGTATAGTAAGGAGTTTCGACGTTATTCTGAAACAGAACCTTATTGGGGGTCTCGTTATATAAGTGATCGTTGCATTGTAAGGAATCGTAAGACTGGACATACCTATTCTTGTAGGGATCTTGGACATTGGGCAGATGTAACAGATCTTTTACTTAAAGATTTACGTCAAACTTTTCTTGATATGAATTTTATTGGTATTCGTGTTCTTGGTGGACGTGATGCTGGACAGTTTATTCGTAGATATTCTGGATATGAAGGTGATTCTTATAATAAGATTATGTCGAGATGGAAGAGAGAAAAGTCTTTTGCTATTAAGAATTCTGGATACCATACTTATTTTGGTCTTTCGTCAAGTGCACTTGCAAATGATGATGAGTTTGATGTAGTTGAAGATGCTACAAAGGCACAGATTAAACGTGCTTTTACGAAGAGTTTGAAGGGTAAGAAAATGAATAAGAAAATTTTAGGAGAGTTTATAGAACTGGTTGTTTGATAAATAGAGAGAGAAAGTATTCTATCTAAGCAAATGTCTAAGTTTGGCGATTTAATGGGCGGTGCTCCGTCAGTTGCACCTGTAGTACCTCCTGTAGTTGAAGAACCAGTGGTTGAAGCACCTGGTACACCTGCATCTGTTGAGCCACCATACGTTGCTCCTGACACAACATTAGGATCTGCTCCTGTGGTAATAACAGAAGATCTTCCTGATGTTCCTGCTACTCCTGTTCCAACACATTCAGATTTGAAGAATAAGTCGAAGTATGAATTAGAACAGATTGGTAGAACAATAGGTGTTGAATTAGATAGAAGGCATAGTCATAGTCAATTAGTAAATGAACTTCTAGAAGCATTTGCCAATTAGTAGACCAATTTAAAAAGTGTACACTAGGGGGTTTATACCCCCTTTTTTATTGTTATAATATGTGTATAAATAAAACGCTTACATTATGCCTCGCAAAATTGCTTTGACTGATAAACAGTTACTTAATGAGTTACAATCTTTATATGGTGTTGAACTAACAGCTGCCGATGTTAAGGGATTTTGTGCCTCTCGTTCAATTAATTATCAGACGGTAACACGTCGTTTAGAACCATTTAAAACATCAAGGGGCAAATGGAATCTTGAAATTACCCAAGAGAGTGTTAGAAATATTGAACGTTCTTTTAAGGCACCAGCAGTTGACCCCGTTACAGAGCAAAATTTAATCCCAGAGAAAGATGATACCTTCGTCAAGTTTGGTTCTTTTAGCGATATTAAGGCCATTCTCAAAGCCCATTTGTTTTATCCTACATTCATTACTGGACTTTCAGGCAATGGTAAAACGTTCAGTGTTGAACAAGCCTGTGCCCAACTTGGAAGAGAACTTATTAGAGTAAACATTACAATAGAAACAGATGAAGATGATCTCATTGGGGGTTTCCGCCTTGTTAACGGTGCAACCGTTTGGCACAACGGACCAGTTATTGAAGCTCTCAACAGGGGAGCTGTATTGTTACTTGATGAAATCGACCTTGCCAGCAACAAAATCCTCTGCCTCCAACCAATCCTCGAAGGTAAAGGAATTTTCCTTAAAAAAATTGGAAAGTACATCCAACCAGCAAAAGGATTCAACGTCATTGCAACCGCAAATACTAAAGGTAAAGGTTCAGATGATGGACGATTTATTGGAACTAATGTGCTTAACGAAGCCTTCCTTGAACGCTTCCCAGTAACATTTGAGCAAGATTATCCTGCTCCTAGTATAGAACAGAAGATTCTTTTAAATATTGCTGATAGTGTTGGTGTAAAAGATAATGAGTTTTGTAAGAGATTAGTAGATTGGGCAGACATTATCCGCAAAACATTCTATGATGGTGGTATCGAAGAGATCATCAGTACTCGTCGTTTGGTTCATATTCTTCGTGCATATGCTATCTTTGGTAAGAAAGAGAAGGCAATTGGGGTATGTGTAAATCGTTTCGATGATGAGACTAAGCAATCATTTCTTGAATTATATGATAAGGTAGATGTTGATTTCAAACTTCCAGAGGAAGAAGTATGACTATCTGGGAAAATTATATTAAAGCACTTGAAGAAACCTTCCCTTACTTAAAAGTTCGGGAAGAGTGGGCTAAGTGGGAAGCAAAGGATGCTAAATTGATAGCAAATATCCGTCGTGGTAAGCACTTCATTAAAGCAAGGGAGGCTCATATAACGGATAGTAAATCTGATATTTACAATACTATTCTTTATCCTAAGACTGGTTCAGATTTACCTTGTTTTGGTATGGATCTAATGAAATTCAGTGATAAGAAAGTTATTATAGTTTTTGACTTTCAACATCCACGAGAGAATTATCTTTTTTCAGTTGATGGGTTGCCAGAAGATGATGGTAAGTATAGATTTTTTGAGATGGGTAATCATTTCTCTAAAAATATATTTGTGAGATATTGTAAATCAGAAGAAGTGGATGCTTATCTATCTACATTTAAACAGTACTTGACTAAGTACAAAAATATGGTAGAATTAGAGAAACCCAATGGGATGGACACCACAGTGTATGAGGATTTTGATTCTTATATGACTAAACTGGATCCTGTTAGAGGATATCTTAAAGCAAAGTTTGGTGAGGAGAAATCCGAATCCTTTGTGACTGATTTCTTATTTGAATATGGCATGGTGGCTAGCGTATGAAGAACTTTATGGAAACATGGATGAGGAGTATCCAATTATGAGTGAAAGTTTAGGTGAAGATGTTTATGAAAATTTACTTCCAGAAGATTGGAAGGATAGAGTTGGTGCAGCAGATACTGTATCAATTGATTTTAATGGTGAAGATGATTTTGGAGGAACTCTAAATCTTGGATATATGGCAGGATCTGCTGGTTCTGACACCATTAATTTCGGTGTGGGGTATGGAATCACTGGAACTCATCTTCCTGGTGGAATGGGAGAAGATCATATCTCATTTACTAAACCTCAACCAAATTTGGACACTCCTGTTCATAAAAAATATCAGGAAGATTTGAGTATGAAAGATCTCTCTGATTATGTTTCCTCAACCTACAGTGGACATTATACTAATGGTAGTTCTAATGTCCAAACTCTTGATCTTATTCATTCCGTAGGTGATGCAGAATCTTTCTGCCGTTCTAATGCAATTAAGTATTTGAGTCGGTATGATAAGAAAGGTCAGGCAAAACGTGATATACTAAAGGCAATGCACTATTGCTTACTCTTATACTATTTCAGTGGAAACACTAAAAATGATGAAATTACGACCCGTGGTTATGAAACTTTCTGACAACACATTAACTATTCTAAAGAACTTTGCTGGTATTAACAATTCTATTCTTGTGAAGCAAGGAACTAGTCTTCGTACTATTTCCGTTGCTAAGAATATTCTTGCTGAAGCAGATATTACAGAAGAGTTTCCTCGTGAATTTGGAATTTATGATTTAAATCAGTTCTTGAATGGATTGGGATTACATCAAGATCCTGAGATGGATTTTTCACCAGATTCTTATCTTACTATTAAAGAAGGTAAGCGTAGGGTTAAGTATTTCTATGCTGATCCTAATGTTATTATTTCACCTCCTGATAAGAATATTGAACTTCCTTCCGAAGATGTTCATTTTCAATTGGAAAGTACTTCATTAGAGAAATTGCTTAAAGCAGCAGCAGTATATCAACTTCCTGATTTTTGTGTAGTTGGTGATGCTGATAAAGTGAAATTGGTTGTTCGTGATAAGAAGAATGATACATCTAATTCATATTCTATAGAAGTTGGCGAAACTGATAAGACCTTTACATTTAATTTTAAGGTAGAGAATATTAAAATTATTCCTGGTGCTTATGATGTAGTCATATCATCTAAACTTTTATCTAGGTTTAGTAATAGTAAATTTAATTTAACTTATTTTATTGCATTAGAACCAGATTCTACCTTTGGTTGATGACTAAGTTATGGAGGATATGGAAGTATGCGTTGGGTAGCTTCGCTGATGAAAGAACTAAACGATACGACAATCACGTTGTTTTGGTACGTTCTTTTATTTTCCTTTCTTATCTCATTACTAACTGTTTTATTATTAGCGGAGTAATCCGTCATTGGAATGATTTATGAGTGATTTTATATGGGTTGAGAAATATCGACCCCAAACTATTGATGATTGTATTCTCCCAGAGAATATTAAGAAAACCTTTAAAGAATTCCTAAATAAAGGCGAAATACCGAATATGTTACTTGCTGGACCTCCTGGTGTTGGCAAGACTACGGTAGCAAAGGCACTTTGTAACGAACTGGGGGTAGATTTTTATGTCATCAACGGATCCGATGAAGGAAGGTTCCTTGATACGGTCAGAAATAATGCGAAAAATTTCGCTTCGACGGTATCATTGGACTCAACGGCGAAACATAAAGTCGTTATCATCGATGAGGCTGATAACACCGGCAATGATGTCCAGTTACTCTTACGGGCGTTCATTGAGGAATTCGCAGGAAACTGTCGATTCATCTTTACCTGTAACTACAAGAATAAAATTATTTCACCCCTACATTCCAGGTGTGCTGTGGTGGAGTTCGGAATTAAAGGTAAAGAGAAGCAAGAGATTGCAGGACAATTCTTCAAAAGACTTATATCCATCTTGGAGAAAGAAGGGGTTAAAGTTGATAAGAAAGTTCTTGCGGAAGTAATTAATAAACACTTTCCAGATTGGAGGAGAGTGTTAAATGAGTGTCAAAGATACTCTGTTAGTGGTTCCATAGATAGTGGTATCCTCTCA